ATGTGATCATCGCCCTCGGAAATGTTATCGCCAGCAGCTGGGTACGATGGGTTCAGTTGGCTTACATATGTTGCAGATTCTACAGTCATGTCTGGTCACCCTCGGAGGCTGTTTCTATAATATCTCCGTAGAAGTTCGGAGTTGTGCAATATTGTTGAGTGGGCGTGCGGTAGAACACGGTGAAGTCTTTCTCGTTTCTGTAGAACCAGAGAGGTACGCCTGCTCTTGTTATACCGCTGAACAAGAAGCTCAGACCTTTCTGCTTTACCTGCATTTCTAGTTCCTCAGTTGTTCGTATGCAGTAAACTGACGCAGGACCGCTGGGCATAGCCCCGTGCTGCTTAGTAGAGCCAGCGCTCAGGGTAGTATCGAAAGCTATGCTGGCTACTGCTAGAGAAGCTATGAATATTAAGGTTTGCCTAATCTTCAATTGTGTTTCCTTCTACTTCAATATCCCTTGCCGCTCGGTTCTTATAATCTGACCTTGAAGTAACCAAAGCAACAAAGTCTGTTTTATTGCTTGGAATAGAATCTGTAAAAGATTCATCATTAATCAACTTTGTAGTCCAAGTATTTTGCATACGTTTCCAGCAATTATTAATTTTCCCTGTTACAGCGTCTTGAACCCATGTATCAATATCCAATATATCATTTTTCAAAACTATTTGATCTGTGTCGTCTACGGTCACTGTCACTGTTAAATTTGCCACTTTTTAATCTCCTTTAAGATTGGTTATTTCGCCTTAGGCTATAAGTGCTCCTGTGAAAAATGTGTTACCGGCTGCTACGCCGATGACCTGAGTTCCCTGATAGATTTTTATTGTTACATATGCAGTATCGGACGCATCCATATCAAAAATACCAGAAAAACTTATCGAACATTGTCCAGTTGCTGCGGGACCTTCCATATTGCCTGGATTGTAATAAACACTTAATGATCTATTAGAGGTGACAAGTCCTAAAATGCCATCTGTATTTGTAGTGGTTTGAGCATCTGTTGAAACCTGACCTTGCAAGAAGTATCTTCCTGTAACTGGAGCAGTAAAAGTATTTGATGCAAAGTCAGCGCCTTGGTCAAACACTTCAGTGTCAAAAAGTACCGTATAAAGAACTTCATTGCCCGTAACATTGCCACGTGGAGTGGAATTGTAAGCAAAGAATGCTGGTTGCTTGGGCATTAAAACACAACCGCTATGTAGTTTAAGTGTTTCAACAGCGGAATCCGCAACAAGTGTGTCAATGGTTAATCCCATATCAGTACCATTGGTAGAATTATTGAACATACTAATCGAGGCACCAGTTCGAGGATCGGATGATCTAATTTTGAAATCTATAATAGCAGCATCATTGCCATCGGTATATGATGTTGCAGAATTATCATGTATTGTAAGTGTAGGAAGTGTCCCTGTCATAGTAGTGGAACCGCCAGCTATTGTCGCATCACCTGCGATGGCAACATTTGTAGTACCTGTAGGTATACCAAGAACTGTAGCATCTGCATCATTTACAAGGGTCACATCATTGGTGCTGCCCTGACCTGTTATGATAGCCCCCAACACGCTGGTATAACCAAAAGCAGCAGTATCACTGGCAGCGGTATCACTGTAAGGTTGGAAATTAGCGGCTGTAATATCTCCAACAACACCAACATCGGTTGCGCCCGTAGCAATAGTAATGACATCGGCATCAGCGTCGTTTTTAATGGTTACATCGTTGGTAGAACCTTGGCCAGTTAAGATAAGACCCTCGGCTGAAGTGTAGCCTATGGCAGCATTATCGCCCGCTGCTGTATCTCCAGCTGGTTCTACTGTGCCAGTTGTTGTCAAATCACCTGTTACAGCAACCCCTCCGGTTACGGTCTGAAGTTTTACTGAATCATCATAAAATAGTTGCACATCACTATTTTCGTTAAACTGAGCTAGTGTTTCAGAACTTCCATTTATAATATTTACTTGATTAGACGAAAGTGTAAGATTACCAGTTCCGCTATCAGCTATGTAACTATCTGATCCATCGTGATAAATTCCTAAATCACCAGCCGCTCCAAATTCAGCTTTCGCATTATCAGGAAAACGGAGATCGTCTGTGCCGGTAGGAACTCCACATACTTCACCATCAGCATCATTTTTTATCGTTACGTCGTTCGTAGACCCCTGACCCGTAATTATTATACCTTCCGCCGAGGTATAGCCTATAGCAGCGGTGTCACTTGCGGCAGTGTCGCCGTCCGCATTTAAAGTCGAAGCAGTTAAATCTCCAACAATGTCTACATTTGTCGCGCCAGTTGCGATTGTAATTACATCTGCATCAGCGTCGTTTTTGATAGTTACATCGTTAGTGCTGCCTTGACCCGTTAGTATTAATCCCTCGGCAGAAGTGTAACCAATCTTAGCATCGTCTCCAGCACTTGTATCGCCAGTTACACTAACTGAGGTAAAGGAGGGAGTAGCTGAAATACTTACCGTCACGTCTCCTGTAGCAGAGTCTACTGCTATAGGAGTAGTAGCTGCCAGCTCGGCAACACCGGCTACAGCAGCAGCCAAGGTAGATTTCTGAATTTTGTGCGTGGTGCCTGCGCTGATGTCAACTATGGGTATGACATCATCATTTGCCAGATCAGCCCCGACCAGTTCTGTAAGCTCGGTGATCTTTTTGTTGGTAGCCACAGCGTATTATCCCTCTAGCCAAGTAATGTTTACCACTGCTGTACTGCTTGGGGTGATGGCTGCTATTGTATCGGCCGCCTCCACTGTAAATATCGCAGAATCGCTAACGCCTATTTGCGTAGAGCCTGCAACAGTGGCGGTGGGAGTTGCCCCCTGACCGCCCTTGACTTCTACATAGACTAGCGCACTGGTCGAAATGCGAGCTAGTGTAACACCTGTTGGACAAGCTCCAGAACGTGTAGCGCCCGAACTTGTGGTAGCAGCCAAGTTTTCGCTTGAATTTACCCGGTAAAAATTATTTTGTCGTGCCATTCTCTGTTAACTCCTCGCGTGTATCTAGTTTACCCTGCCTTCACAGTTGTTCCAGAAGACATCTCGTAACCTAGCTCTATCCCCTTGAGCTTCAGCTCTTCTCGCTTCAGTATCAATGTTTGTTCTACTTCCATGCGCTCTACTTCCAGCTTACCCATCTTGACCTGGGCTTCTTGTATGGAAGCTTCAGCTTCTTTTTGCGCTGCTTGAGCGGTCATCAGCATTGCCTGAGCTTGCGCCTGTCCTGCCTGTTCTTGTAAGCTAGGTTCTTGCTGCTCAGGAGGCGGTGGGGGATTTATAAACTTATCTACGTTCTTGATCCCCATCTCTTCTGCGATTTCTCGAACTAGCGAGTAGATATTCTCAGGAGTTATGATTCCTTGGGTTTGTTGAGCTACCTTTTCCACCAGTGACGCGAAAGAGGACAAGTTATTTAGCCTTATATCCTGGTCACCATACCCTATACCGACTTCTATGTCAACATCTAAATCCGAGGTCCAGCTGGCGGGGTCTATCTGGTGATAAACGTTCTGCACTCTTATGACTTTTTTATCACTCTCGTAGCGCTGTATCAAGTTATAGATCGCCTTGAACATGTGGCGAACACCAGTGTCGGCAAATATTCTGGCTATCAGTTCTAAGCGGCCTTGCGCGTTGGTCAAAGCTCCGGTGATAGCTCCTGCTGTTACGTGCGACTTCAGCACGTCGGCAGGCAAGCCCTGAGTAGACGGGTTAACTCCTGTTCGCCCTGCTTTTATAGTGTCCCAGTATTCCAGCATCTTGAAGCTGTAGTCCTGGAGCGCCGGGGTCTGGATAGGCGCTAGGGCGTTGGGCGAGCGGGTTCTGACTATTCCACCGGGTCTGCTGGTCAGCAGGTCGTCTATGTTGACCTGACCCTCTACCACCTGGAACCTACCGTTGTTGGCCAGGTACATGTTGTCCAGCAGGTTGCGCGTCAGGGTGCTTCTTATAAGCTGGATATCCTCTATGGTCTCTGCTACAGACAGCCCGAAGAACTTGTGCGGGATGGGTATGGGGCAGACGGTGCTGAACGGTACTTCGCTCACCGGCTCGTTATCCAGGATTGTATCTCCAGCGTGTATCACCTTGCGTAGCGTGGATACACCGTCTTCGTATATGTCGCACTTTACATACGACTCAAAAACTTCTACTAATTCTTCAGCGGTGCTGCTGGTGCCTGACGGAGATACGTTTGTGGCGTCGTAAGCGTGGCGCGCCATGTATTCGGGGCTGGTGGTGATCTGACCAGCTGTCCCAGAATAGGCTGGTAAGTCTTCCACGTCCTTCGCGTCAAAGCCCATCGCTATCAGGGAAGACCTGCTCTTGTAAGACCTGTGACAGACGAATCTGGCGTCTTCCAGATCTTTAGCACCCTTGTTAATCAGAAACTCTTCGGGCGGTACGTTTTCTACGGTAACCTTACCACCAGGCGTGGAGCGTACGAACACTGCGTCGTGTATGGGTATTTCGGTGTTTATTACTTCCTGCGTCTGAGGATCTAGGCCCTGCTCTGTCCTGAACCGTTCGGTGTGTTGCTGTAGCTCCAGCTCGTCGTTCTGTTGAAGCACGTCGAACTCGTTCTGCGTAAGATTCTCGTATTCTTCCGTGCTTGTCTCTTCCAACTCTTCCCAATAGTGCTTGACAATTCCTACCTTTTGCATTAGAGCGTCTAGGAACATGTTGTACAGTATCATAAACCCGTTATTCTCTTTGTAGAAAACGTGGTTCACGTACTTGGTAGCCTGCTCTGCCACTGCTTCGTCTTCTGGTCCTACCGGAATATACTTGACAACTCTGTCTCCAGCGGTGAACACGCGCATCAGAGAGGGCATCATCCACATCAGGGTGTCCTGCACGTCGGTGATGACTACCTGAGAGCGACCGTCTTCCTCGTTGCCGAAAGGTTCGCCGTAGAAGTACTCCATAGCTCTTTCGCGCTGAGAGCTAATCTCAGAGTCTAGGTATCCTGCGCTGTCGGTAATTTCAACGTTTACAAGAGCTAGGATTTCTGAATCGTTTAGTTTGGCCATTTAGGTGTACCTGCGACCTCTGCTTCTTAGTTTGCTACTGCTTTTACCTTTGTAACCGCTAGCGTGTATAGCTCTACACTGGCGAGCTGCCCTTGTTTTTTGCTTGTAGACCTTTCCGCTTCTTCCGCACTTGTACCCGTTGCTTACTCTTATTACTGGCATTTTTGCTGCTCCTGCTCTTTTTAGGAGAGTTTGGTACGAGGGCTTCGATGATAGCTCCGAAAGGGCTTCCCTGCTCTTTCTTACGCTCTGGGTGTAGTATGTCTGACATGCGCTCTATGGTGCGCGGGTTGTTCCAAGATTCTCTGGCTGTCACTATCCACTCCCACTCCGAGGTAAACCTAATGGTTTAATTAATTTTCTTAAAATGTTGAGAGGATCTGAAGTTGGAGTATGGGTAATGACTCTCCCACCGGGTAATTTCTTCTGACCGTGAGGTAACATCCCGCTCCCTTTGCCGCTAGTTTTACCCATCAGCTTTTTCCCGTGCCTTTGGGTAATCCAAGTGGTAAACCTAGAATCCTACGCATAATGTTAAAGGGTGCGCCTGCTGGACCGATAGCACTTTTAATAGTTCGCCCCCCTGCTTTTGTAGAAAAGGAGTGCTTTGTACTTCTGCCATACCGATTTTTGTCTTGCATTAGTAACCTCCCTTACCCTTACGCTTACTCTTACTCTTACTATTACTCATCACACTACTCCTACGTTGCTATATTCGATCTCTGTCTCAAAACCGTACTTGCGGAACATGGTCTTGGACTTCATCCGTTCTCCAAAGCGTTCCACGCTCAGGGCGGCGTAGCGCAAGGCGCTTAGCAAGTCGTCCTTGATAGGCACTACCTTCCCGTTCTTGCGGTGGTAGAGGCGCAACTCCTCCATAGTCTCGGTGCAGCTTGCAAAGATCTTCAATCGGTCGGTCTCGAAGCGCTGGAGCAGCTCGCTTATGCCTGCTTCTACAGAGTTGTTGCCTGTGAGCTTACCGTTGGCTGGCGGGTTGCTGAAGTGTTCGGGCAGCATATAGACGCCCAGGTCGCGATACTGCTGCGCCAGCTGTATGCCGCTCCCCTTGTCGTGCTGCAGCCCGTCGTGCGGGAACGCTACGGGTATGCTCGGAGTGCGCGCGTTCAGCACTGCCGCGTGGGTTATCGGTGTCTCCTTGCTCCTGCGGTACTCGTCGTAGACGTATATTACATCGTTATCAGGGTCTAGAGCGACCCAAGCTATAGCAGTGGGGTGGTCAAAGCCAAAATCAATCGCGGCTATAACAGGGTAGTGGCGGGGCAGGTCGAAGTCTTCGCAAATTATGTCATCTTCTACAACTGGGTATATCAGTCCTGAGCCGAACACGGGTATTCCGCGGGAGCGCATCTCGCGCTCCGCCGGGGAATAGACCGAGAGTAGCTGCTTCTTGGTCTTCTCGTCCAGGTGATCTACGTCGTCCCAGGTGGCGGTGGATACCGATTGACCCGGTTTCAGGTCGTTCAGGAACGCGCTTACCACGTTGGTCATGCCCTTCTCAGGGGTGAACGTCATGTAGACCACTCCGCTGGTGTCGGCGGTGCGGGTTATGCACTGAGAGAAGATTTCCTGCTTCGGTTCCTCGTCTAGCCAGATAACGTCCACCGCCTCGCCCATGAACTTTTCAAAGCCCTGCTCGTACGCCTTGAAGCTTATGTGGCTGTTCTTACCGCTGGGCGTGTGCTTTACCAGGGCTGCGCTGTAGGCGTTAGGCACTCCCGGCTTGCGTATGGTTTCCGCGATGTTCTTCAGAGGTATCGCTCCGGTACCCTTCATCAGAGGGTCTTGCGGCGCTCCGAACAGCTCGCGCTGGATAATGTCTCTGGTGGTATCGTTGCTCTCTCCCGCTACCCACACTCGGACAGCTTTGTCAAATTTGCGACCCTTCCACCACTTGGGGTATTCCCCGGTGAGGTGGTAGGAAGTCTCAGCAGCTCCGCAATAGGTCTTGCCTACCCGGTTAGCAGCCATCAGGATGCGCTGCCTGCACTCTTCCCCGTCGCTGTGAAACTTGTTCTGGTAGGGGTAGGGCGTGTAGCGCGCTATGCGGGTAGTTTCCACGCGGTGCTGCTTCTCGCGCAGCAGTTTAAGAGCAGCTACTTTACTCACACTAGTTAGGCTCGGCAGGTGTCTTGAAGGAGACAACGTTGTCCAGGGTGAGCTGCTTTATCTGGCGATCCAGCTCTTCGTCAGACAGGTCAGCTGCTTCCTTGAAGGTGGTCTCGCTCCGCTGCGTGGCGTCGTAACCGGCGCGGCTCAGGATGTCGCGCGCAGCGTTAAGCTTGACGTTCTCGCTCTCGGCGTTACGCATGAGTTCTTCCAGCGTGTTCAGGGCTAGCGTGGCGGTTTCGCCCACGCGCTGCTTGATCCGGTCTTCTATGTGGAGCCAGAGGTGGCGCTGGAGGCGCTTGGAGCGGTGAGCGGCGTTATCGTCGGTGTAGCCCGCGCTGAGGAAAGCCTCTTTAGGCTCTTGCTTGTTGTCCACCAGGTTGACCATGTAGGCCTCTTCCTTCTCCGTTAGCGGGCCGGGGAAGGGCTTGGGTTTGCTAGGACTGGGGTATCTGCCTCTGCTGCTCAAAATTTTATTTCCTGTTCTAGGTAAATTCTTACTTCTTTGTCGCTGCCTGATATTTCCAGAGTTGGAGGCAGCAGTAGAAAACTTAAGGAAGCTAGCACCAGGCTAATTAGTAGAGTCACCTTCTCCCTCGCTCTGGAACTTCGCAGCTTTCTTGATAGTTTCGCGGCTCTCCTTGGTCAAGACTGATAGGGGGAACACGTTGCGGTCTCCAAAGGTGGGCTTCTGGCCCGGTTCGTAGCTGGCAAAGGTGCGGAGATACTTGGTACCGTTCTGTTCAAAGGTGTCGTAGAGGTAGCCCTCGCTTATGATAAGGGCGCAGGCTAGTTCCTCAAAGTCTTCCTTGCCTACGGTGGTACAGTCTCCTGCTATGTCCATCCAGTGTATTTTAATCCTAGGGTAGGTTTTATCGCCTAGTTTTATACTCTCCATATTGAGTATTATAAGCTATTATAAGCTAAATGTCAAAGGATATTTAAACTCCTCCCAAAAATGGACGAGTAGGACTTCTAATATATAAAGGACGGTGGGGGGGTCACGCGATCTCAGATCAAGATCGTACAGGCCTGGATCGCGCCGAGCGAGCCGCCCAGCCGCCGAGGCGAGGGGCAGGGGGCAAAAATGGATATGGGTCAAACACTACGTACACGCATGACCACATGGCAACACATGTGTCCACATGTGGGCGCCAGGCAGCGCAACGGTGGCACATGTGGTATTGTACGGCTGGTTGCCTGCCCGGTACCGGCTCAGGTGGCACGGTTGGTAGCAATCCTGGTACAATCTGGCGAGTGGGTGGGTGTGTGCGCTCGAT